TGCTCATTGTTGGTCCACCGCGTGCGCATCTTGCACCAATTCAGCGATATATTCTGCACAAGTAGAGTGTCCGACCAGCTCTGTTTGTTGTAGCAACCAGTCAAGTTGTTCCAAAGACAGCACGTCAATGACCTGACCGATAAATCCGTAAGTTAGTGGGCTTTCGTTGCGAGCGGTTTTCTTTGTGCGAACCTTTTTATTGCAGTGGCCTGATTTGCGTCCGCGATTGATGGCACCGCTCACAACGCCGCGATTTAAGCCAAGGGTCTGAGTGATTTGCTTGGCACTCATGCCTTGGTTTGAGAGCCGCCACACAGCCTTGGTCTGTTCAAGTATTGGATGTCGTTTAGCTTTCATTTTGTTTTTCCCGCAATTCGTTGATCGTTTTTGTGAGTTCGCGCTTGTCCGACATGAGATTGGAAACTCTGTCGCGCATTGCTGCATTGTCATCCCGCTGACGCGCGATTTTGCTCTGTTGAACGCTAATCAGCGTTCGGGCTTGGTTCAAATTGACCTCTAGCAATCGTACTTTCTGCTCACTCATTGGTCGCTTCCCTTCCAATTGATCCGCGCCATTTTTAAGTCGCGCCTTACCGTAGCCTCGGACACGGACAGCGCGGTGGCGGCAGCAGCGCGCGTCATTCCACTTGGAGCCATCTCAGCAAGAATATCACGTCGAGCCGAGATCTGCCCCTGATACGGACTGATATTTATCCGACTTGCACAAAGCCGCACGCCCAAGAGTTGAGCATCTTGGCGAATTGTGGTGGGCACGACCCCCTCAAGTTCACTAGCTTCTTGAATTGTTTTGCCTTCTGCTGCGTACTTTTTTACACGCTCACGACGCTCCTTTGCAAGTTGCGCACGTTGGGCTTGGGCAAACGATGTGGCTGCTCTCCACTTGGGCGGATTTGGTATCAGCGGGTCGTTCAAAGCCTCGCGCAACATGGCTACGCCAAGCCTTTCTTCGGCGCGTTCAGCCGCTGTCACTGCCGGAGGTAAGGTTTCAACATGTCCAACAACGCTCGCACTTCCTCGCACTGCTGCTTTAGATTTGGGCGGTCCCTCACAGAGCTGCGCTCCAGCATCAGATCGTTGATCCGCATCAAGCGACTGAGAATGATCTGCGACTGTTCCGCCAGATGTTCTGATTGTTTTGAATTGTACATTATGTGCTCCAATTACGTTAACCATTATTCTTCCACCATTTCGCATGGCTCAACGTCGTCGGCGGTTGTGTACCATTCAGCCGATGCCTTCGTCTGTGTCGCCGTGCGGTACATTGTGAACTTGACGCACTGATCGGCGCTAAACATACGGCGAAGTTCATTGCCAATAGCAGAGTATGCGGCCACATTTTCCTCGCGCTTGGCATTTGGATCGCACATCAACTCGCGAAATATCTCGCCATTGGTCCAGACGCCCGACTTCATGATTTTATTGGTGAACGAGCGGGCATCATCAGAGGTTGCGCTGACCATAGGGTTTGCAAATTCCTGCATCTCCGTAGGGGCCATCTTGACACACATGAGGGGCGTCTTGTCGTGGCTTAATTCGTTTGGATTTGGGATGGTTTGCATTGCATACAGTGAGCCTATTTTGGCCCCTCCAGCCGTCGCAACTGCAACTGGGATAAAGATACCTTCGCCGCTGCCAATAACTATGCCGAACGCGCTGCCTGTTTGCGTTGCGTTGGTCACAATAGCTTTGCGGGTTGTTGTATTTGGGATTGATTGAATGTTCATTTCAGTTTCCTTTTTGGTTTGGTTTATTCGTCGTTTTCAATTTCGCCAGTGCCATCGCACATGTCGCATTGTTCAATTTTGGTTTCGATTTCGCCGACATCTCGGCCACTATTGTGCGGCATGTGGTAATCAACCTCACACTCGCCAGCACCGTTGCATTGCTCACACTCAGCCATCACACGTCACCTTCTGGCCGCGCTTGTGGGCGAAGCGAACACGTTGGCAAATGGCAACTGCCATCTGAATAGAAAATATGAGAGCCAATTTTACCGACCCGCTTTAGTCCATGCCGCCAGACTGGGGCCACCGATGTGGTGTGATAATGCGTGGCGTGGAAAATGGCTGGCTCCAAGATGGCTTCGGCGGCTACAACTTGCGCAGTGGCCCATGCAGCGCCTGTGGGGCGCTCTGGAAGGCCGTCACACATAAAGCTAAACTGGCAGTCCCAAGGCTTGCTGCCACGGTCCTCGGCAACAACGGCGCAAACTGTATCAGGGTACGATACATGATGCTTGCGAGCCAAGACGACATCCGCGACTGCACGCTGGCCGTCAAGCGGCTCTGAGCGTGCTTCATAATAAACGGCCATTGCTAGGCATGTTGCAGCGAGCATATTAAAAGCCTCCAGAGAAAAACATTGGGATGGCCAGCAAGGCGATCAAGAATACAAATTCGGCGGTGCGTTCGATAGTGCGTTTCATTTTGGTTTTCCTTATTTAGAATTGGTTGGGGGCGCGTGGCCCCCGTTTGGTTAGACTTTGCGGAGCTTTGACTCGATCACTTCAATTGCGGCCATAACTGAATCTGTTGAGATGTCATTGCAGGCCATGAAGTCTGCGGCTGCGTAAAGTGAAGTAAGGGCTTCTTGGTCATATGCTGAAAGTTTCATTGTGTTTTCCTTTATTTATTTATTTCGTACATTCCTTCTAAAATACCTAAAGCATATACGCAAGAAATATTTTGCACATATTTGCACTTGACCTAATATTTCTTTGATATTATCGAGAAAGGGCAACTAAAAGGAGGTCCACGTGGATCATAAGCAGTTAATAGGCTTTCAAGAGCCGCAAAGAGCAGCCATCGCAGAAGCGGCACGCCGCGCAGGATTGTCGTTTACGGCATTTGTCCGCTCAGCGGCGGTGGCAAAAGCCGCCGAAGCTGGCATTGAAATGCAGCAACCGAGTGCTGACTGATGGTAAACGGGCGCAATAAGGGCGCAGCGTATGAGCGCACCATTGCGCACAAACTGTTCGACGAGCTTGGAATTAAGTTCGCGCGAGATTTGGAACAATATAGAACGGGTGGGCACGCTGATCTGATACCAGATGACGAATATTTCCCGTTCAGCTTGGAACTAAAACGCTACAAAGACGGACAAATTGGCGGTGCGCCAGCATGGTGGAAACAGGTTGAAGTCGCCGCAGAGCGCGAAGGCAAGTGGCCTTGCCTAATTTACAAATATGATCGCAAGGCTGATCGAGTGGTTATTCCGTTGGCGTCGATCTTGGACGGCGGCGAGGGCAAGGTTGAAACTGATTTGGCCGCAGAGCGCGAAGGCAAGTGGCCTTGCCTAATTTACAAATATGATCGCAAGGCTGATCGAGTGGTTATTCCGTTGGCGTCGATCTTGGACGGCGGCGAGGGCAAGGTTGAAACTGATTTGCAGACGTTCTGCTTTATCGTAAGGGAGTTAATGGCATGACACATGAAGAATTTAGACGACAGGCATATTTTGCCTCTTTGACTGGGTTGCTTGCCGCAAGAGGTAAAGACCCTGTTTTTGATGAGTTTGAGGCTCGCGACCTTGATCAAATGGACGAGCTAACAAAGTTGACTGATTTTGCCGAAGAAATCGCAAACATGGAATTGATTAGTTTTGAGTTTGACGAATGATGATAACCGCTGACAAACTAACGAACACTGGGTATCACGCCAAAAAGGACTTCATAAGTTCAAGTGATGTCAAGATGGTTCACGGCTCAACGCTGGCACATTGGAAGTCCAAGACCTACGCATCATCCAGTGCCATGCAACTGGGGACCGCTATTCATTCTTTTGTGCTGGAAAACGGGTTTGATATTATCAAAGGCCCAGAAACTCGGCGCGGGAAGGCTTGGACTGAACTGCAAGAGGAAGCCGACGCAGACGACTACACGCTGCTGACGGCTTCAGATTATGATCTGGCTCGCGGTATTGCGGACTCGGTTTTATTTCATCCAGCAGGCCAGCGCATCGCATACGACAACGACAGCACTATCAACGAGGCCAGCTTTTTCGTGACTGACCCAGATACGGGGCTAAAGCTAAAGTGCCGCCCTGACAGCTATTGGCAAGAAAAGGGCGTGCTATACGACATCAAGTCGTGCCGTGACGCGAGCGAACGGGGTGTGACCGCAGACTTTAACTCCTTCGGCTATCCAATACAGGCGGCTTTTTACATGAAAACACTCAGGCTTGCTGGCTATTTGGCTGAACAGTTCGTGTTTATTAATGTTGAAAAAACTGGCAGATATGAAGTATCCACCAACATTCTGTCACCAGAATATCTTGCTTGGGCCGAATCCGCACTGGATGAAACCCTGCGCAAGATTGCCGACGCCAATGACGCCCAAGTTTGGGACACTGGCTGGAACGAAACGCGGGTCATAGACCTGCCACGATGGTTGCAATCCGCAGCCGAATTTTAAAGAGGACTAAAAACATGGCAAATCCCGACTTTCTATCAATAATGGTTCGCGACGTTGAATTGATTTACCCAAAGCTAGATCAGCCTTACAAATTCAACACAGCAGCCAAGCGCAGCGAGCCAGCCGATGCAAGGGCGCAAGGTGCTGCCTATTCTTGCGGCTGGTTAATGTCCGCCGACGCGGCTGGCAAATTGCACAGCCAGCTAAAGGCGCACTTTGAAACGTGCCGACCAAACGAAACTTTTGGCAAAGTTTTTGGATTTAAAAAGATTGATGAAAATACCTTTCAATTCTCTGCCAAGCGCAATGGTGTAACTGGCAAGGGTGATTTGTCACCAAAACCAGTCGTTATTGACGGGCAGAAGCAAGACATGAAAGACCTAAACATTTGGTCTGGGTCACGCGGCAACCTTCGCGTTTCGGCGCATCCAGTAAACGCGCCAGACGGCACGCAAGGTGTCAGCTTGCTTTTGGATGTGACGCAAATTACCAAGGTCGTCACAGGTGGAGCAAGCGGGCTTGACGACTTCGATGAAATCGCGCCAACATCAGACCCATCGCTTGATGATTTCAACACAGTCAAAACTGCTGACCCGTTTGCTAACATTGCAGCGGCACCAGTGGCTAACGATCTGGGCGACGAAATCCCGTTCTAAGCTAAACAAAAGAAAACCCTCGGCGTGGTGGGACGCGCCGAGGGTTACAGAGAGAAAAACGAACATGAGCAAAGGTCGTCCGATATGTCGAATAATACTATAATCAGTGAAATAAGCAAGCAGATGATGCTTTTGGCGCACGGGTCACGCGACACGCGCATCAACGATCCAGCGTCAAGCTACAGTGGCATTACCATGCGCCAAATCGCAAACATGGTTAAGGAGCCGCAAAGCACTGACAAGTCAGACGCAGCCTTTGTTATCCCGTCAACTTATCGAGGCCACGATGGCCGCAACCACGCAACTCAACGCGAGCATGGTGAGTATTGGATGCTTGCCATCGACGTGGACGAAGGCAATCCTTCACTGGATGATTTGCAGGCTACAGTTTGCGCGATCACTCGCAACGCTACGTCGCTGTTTTATTCGTCGTCAGGTGCCACCGAGAAAAACCGCAAGTGGCGCGTGCTGATACCTCTGCAAGAGCCGATCACAGGCCAAGAATATATCGACGTGCAGTTGGCGCTTTTTGCCATGCTAGGGCGCAACAACATCACGGCGGACGCTGCATTGTCACGCTGTGGCCAACCAATCTACTTGCCAAACGTGCCAACCGACAGACGCTTTGAGGGTGAGCCATTGTTCTATGAAGGCGACCTGCTCAGAGGCGACGGATTACTGAATGTCAAAGGCAGCACAATCTGGGCTGAAATGGATTTCCGCAAGAAAAACGAGGAAATCGCAATTCAGCGTGCAGCAGCCGAGCGCGACCAACGTGCAAAGCAACGCGAAGAAAAGCGCGGCGATTTCGACGGTGATGACCCAGTGCTTGAGTTTTGCCAGCGTCACAGCATTTCGGACATGCTGTTGAAGTATGGTTACGAACGTCAAGGCCGATCAGACAGCTACCGCAGCCCGATGCAGGCAAGCGGATCACACGCGACCAAAGACTTTGGCACGCATTGGGTTTCGCTATCAGGGTCAGACCAAGCGGCTGGCATTGGTCAAGCAACGGGCGAATGGTGCTTTGGCGATGCTTTCGACATCTGGTGCTATTTTGAGCATGGCGGCGATATGTCAGCAGCGGTTCGCGAGTATGGCCAAGAGTTGCGCCCAACGCCTACACAGCAGCGGGAAGCCATCGTGCAGGCTGCAAGTGGATCTTATGACGACTTTGACACGGTGTCGAATAGCGAAACGACACCTGCAGTAGAGGCACCAAAACAGCCATCTACTACACTTATTTTTCCGAACGCAGAACAGAAGCCGATATTCTGGGCCAAAGATGCTGTGCCAATGTTGCGCTCATCATACATGATCAAAAACTGGCTAGGCAAAAACCAAATGTCAGTCGTCTATGGGCCATCCAACGTGGGCAAATCATTCTTTACGCTGGATATGTCATTCTGCATCGCGGCAGGCATAAACTGGCAGGGTGCCAAGGTTCGTGGTGGGCCAGTGCTATATCTAGCCACAGAGGGCGGCAATGCCTTTCAGTCGCGGGTCGTAGCACTGCGCAAAGAGTATGGCGTAGACGACGTGCCGTTGGCTGTAAGGCCATCGCCCATTGATCTACTGCGACCAGAGGCGGACCTCGCGGCCCTGATCGAACTGTGTAAAAGCATCGAGCAGGAAAAGGGCGAGCCAATCGCCATGATCGTGGTTGATACGCTATCACGCGCAATGGCAGGCGGCGACGAAAACGGGCCAACCGACATGACATCGTTCATCGCCAACTTGGACGCACTGCGCGACGTGACAGGCGCTCACATTATGATCGTGCATCACAGCGGCAAAGACACAGCCAAGGGTGCGCGTGGACACAGTTCGCTGCGTGCCGCCACCGATACAGAGATAGAGCTACAGGTTGAGCAGGGCATACGCACAGCAACCGCAACCAAGCAGCGTGA